ATTCAATGAATACGAAACACTAAAGGACGGCACAGTCAGAATTCTTGCGGGTGAATTGACTGCCGTTGCACTAACTAGCGAACCCGCTATTCGATCAGCGCGCGTTGAATCCGTCGCGGCAACTGAGGATGAACAGATTTCAGATTCGACGATCGAACCTGAAGTAATACCTACAACAGAAGGAGACGAAGTGGACAACACCGTCGCACAAGCGGAAGCCGTTGAGACGGTAGAAGCCGCACAGTCAGTCACTGCAAAATCAACCGCCGTTGGTGGTTGGAAGTCAACACCACGAATCGAAATCACTGCTGCAAAGTACCTTGAAAACAAGGTTTTGGCTGCAACAGGTGATGAATCAGCACGTCAATACGTTTTGGCTGCTGACAATACAACCGACAATGCTGGACTTGTTCCAACACGTCAATTAACCGAAGTAATCAACGGATTATCAACAACGATCCGTCCGAGCATTCAAGCGATCAGTCGTGGGGCATTGCCTGACGCTGGAATGACTTTTGAAATTCCAAAAATTACACAGGTTCCAACTGTTGCAATCACTGCTGAGGACGCAGCGTTTTCAGATACAGATCAAAACAGCGCGTTCTTGTCAGTGGACGTTAAGAAATTCGCTGGGCAACAAAGATTTAGTGTTGAATTGCTGACTAGAACTTCGCCCCTCTTTTATGATGAGTTACTTCGTAACATGGTTGCGGCAATGGCAAAAGCACAAAACGCATACGTCAATGGACAACTAATTTCGGGTGCAACACTTGACGCAACAACTACAGTTACTTACCCAACTGCAACAGAATTGCTTGGCGTAATTGCACGCGGATCAGCTAGCGTTTATGGCGCAACTGCTGGTCTTGCAAATCCATTTGCACGCAACCTAATCGCTTCAACTGGTCAGTGGGCAAACCTCATGACATTGAACGACGCAGGTCGCCCAATTTATTCACAGGTATCAAATCCAATGAATCAACCTGGTGTTGCTGTTCCAACAGCATTAACAGGAAACGTTGCGGGCTTGAACCTATTTGTTGATCCAACAAACGCAGGTGACGGAGACGGAACATTGCTAGTGGTTAACCCTGACGCATACACATGGTATGAATCAACGTCTTACCAATTGCGTGCTGAATCAACTGCTGACGGTTCAATTACTGTTGGTGTGTATTCATTTGGTGCAGTAGCAACAAAAATCGCCGCGGGTGCGTTTAAGAATAACAAGGCATAAGCCAAAACTAATCATGCGGCGGGTTCTCCCGATCTCGCCGCAGCAGATCGAAAGGAACGGACATGCCTAGCATTGTCACTGCAAGCCAATTGCGTACGGTGCTTGGCGTGTCCGTTTCCTTATACAGCGACGCTTATCTTGACGAAATAATCAACACTGCTGAGGCAGTAATTCTGCCAATGCTGGTTGCAAATACTTCAGCAGTCCAGTCATACAAACTGACTTCAAACGTTGCTTATTTTTACACCGAACGAAATCATCATTTTGTTAAAGGTCAAACCGTAATTGTTGCGGGTTTGCCAGCACCATTTTCTGCAACCTTTACCGTTGTTTCAACAACCAATTATTCATTCACCGCTGCACTGACTTCAGCTGACGTCACGTTGCGCGAGATCATCCCAATGGGATCGGCAACACTTCAGGGTTATTCAGCAGCGGATTTATACGCAACCAGCGCACCAATTGAATCAGCGGTGCTTGCGGTTAGCGTTGAAGTATTTCAATCACGCGTTGCAGCAGGTGGCGAAATTCAAGGCGTAGATTTTGCTAGTACGCCATACAGAATGGGACGCAGTTTGACCAATCGTGTTTCTACATTGCTTCAACCATTTTTGGACGTTGAAACGGTAGTTCAGTAATGCCAGCCAATTCAATTGCCGACACCCGCGCAACCCTAGCCAACGCATTTTCAGGATTAGCCGCGAGCAGTTATTCAAGCGTCCCCGAATCCCCAATTCCTCCCGCCATTGTAATTTTGCCCGATTCACCATACATGGAAATTGTGTTAATTGGTAAGGCAAAAACACAGGTCAAATTGAATTTTAAGATCACTGCCATTGTTGCTTCAAATAGCAATGCTGGATCGCTGGACAATTTGGAAAAACTAATCATAGGAATTCTTGCGGCTATGCCGTCAGGATACGTTGTTGACGTCGTTGAAAAGCCAACAATTTTGGAGGTTGGACAATCTCCAATGCTGGTCGCTGACATAAACGTTTCGACGTACTACACCCAAACAACATAAGGAGATAACGTGGCAACAACGATCATCACGGGTCGCGATTTAACAATGACGATCGCGACCGTTAACTACGACGCACAGGCGACCAGTGCAATGCTTAGCAATTCACCAACAGTCACCGTTTATCAAACACTTGACGGTAAGGCTTACAAGCACATTGACGACCAATGGACATTTGACGTCGAAATGCTTGCAGACTGGGGTGCTGCCTCATCACTATGCGAGGCGTTATGGACTGCATGGGAATCCGCACCAAATACAACATTGGCGTGTTCACTAACTGCCGCAACAGGCGCAGTGTTCGCGTTCAACGTCATGCCAGTCGTTCCGTCAATCGGCGGTTCTGCACCTGACGCACAAACTGTTTCGCTATCATTCACAGTGGTTAACAATCCGAGCGAAACATTCAGCTAACAACTACTAATCGGGAGACAAAATGAAACTAGCAATTACAATCGAATACAACGGTGGTCTTTCAGAAACTTACGTGGCACAGCCGCCTGAGTGGGCAAAATGGGAGACTAAGACAGGCTTCACGATCCAACAGGTTCAAGAAAAACTGGGGATCGCTGACTTATTGTTTTTGGCGTATCACGCCATGAAACGCAATGAGGCGGGGAAGCCTGTCAAACCGTTCGAAGTATGGATGGAAACAGTTTCAGACGTGACAACGGGGGACGACAACCCAAAAGTCATAAGCGCGGAAGCCTAAACCGTCTCATTGTGGAATTAGCAATTGCAACGCAAATTCCAATGAGCGAATGGACAAGCGCGGAGGACATTCTGACGGCACTTGAGATTTTGGAGGCGCAAAATGGCAGATGACATGATCGCCTATGACAAAAGCGATTTGCGAAAAATTTATTCCGCGTTTAAGGCAATGGATGAGGAGTCCGTGGCGGCTGCCAAAAAAGAATCAAACGCATTGGCAACGTACCTGAAAGGCAAAATTGAAAGTGCTGCTGGATCAGCCAACAACAAGGTTGCACCCAAAATCGCAGCAGGATCAAAGGTTTCAAAATCATCCAAAACAGGCGAAATTTCATTTGGTTATGCAAGCCAAAAACTAAGTGGTGGCGGTACGACCCAACAACTATGGGGCGGGTACGAATTTGGATCAAACAAATTCAAGCAATTTCCAGTGTGGTCGGGTCGCGAAGGTCGCGGGTCACGTGGTTGGTTTATTTACCCGACCTTACGAAGTGAGCAGCCGTACATCATTAACGAATGGGAAAATGCGTTTAGCAAGATTTCAGGTGAGTGGTAATGGCAGGCATGGGATCGCGCACGCTTAAACTAACCATTCTCGGTGACGTTGACAATCTAAAGAAATCACTAGGACAAGCCAACGACGACGTTGAAAAATCGTCTAGCGGGCTAGGAGATTTTTCCAAAAAGGCTGGCATTGCATTTGCCGCTGCTGGGGCTGCTGCTGCAATTTATGCTGGCAAACTGTTGGTGGACGGCGTAAAGGCTGCAATTGAGGACAAGGCAGCACAAGACAAATTGGCGACCACACTTGAAAACGTTACAGGTGCAACAAAAGGTCAGATCAAAGCCGTTGAGGATTACATAACAAAAACATCACTAGCCAACGGAATCACCGACGACGTTTTGCGTCCGTCGTTGGATCGGTTAGTTCGAAGTACTAATGACGTCACAAAAGCACAAGAATTGCAACAACTTGCGCTAGACATAAGTGCGGGCACGGGTAAAGATTTAGCTGTTGTGAGCGAGGCGTTAGCAAAAGCCCATGACGGGAATTTTTCCGCATTGAAAAAACTGGGCGGCGGTATTGACGAAAGCATTATCAAAACAAAAGATTTTGACGCCGCTACTGCTGCCCTAGCAAAAACCTTCGAAGGTCAAGCGTCAAAACACGCCGAAACCTTTCAAGGCAAAATGGATCGTTTGAACATTGCATTTAGTGAGGCTAAAGAAACTGTAGGCGGTTACATACTGGACGCGCTTACGCCATTGCTAGACGGAATTGTTAGCAAGGGAATTCCTGCAATCACAGATTTTGCAAATAGTTTGGGCGAAAAATTAGGACCAGCGTTTGGACAGATTTTCAAATTTATTCGTGATGACTTATTGCCAATTTTCAAAACATGGTGGAAGTTTTTATTTGAGGAAGTAGTGCCCGCAATTGGCGCAGTCATTGGACCGGTCCTGCAAGGGTTGAAAGACGCATTTGATAAGATCAAAAAAGCGTTGAGCGATAATTCTGAAGCACTGCAACCGTTTTATGATCTATCGAAAAAACTATGGGAATTCATTCGCACGTATCTTGCGCCATTGTTGGGCGGTGCGTTCAAATTAGCACTTGAAGCAATTTCCGATCTTGTCGTCACGCTTATCACTGGATTTTCGCAATTGGTTGGTTTTATGTCACGCGCTTACGATCAAGCAAAAAAGGTTGTTGATCTAATAAATAACAATAAGGATTTATTCGGTGCAAGCGCAGGCGTGTTGCCATTCATTATTGCAAAAGTAACAGGTAAAGCAACGGGCGGACCAGTAGCAGGCGGCACGTCATACATTGTTGGAGAAAAAGGTCCTGAATTATTTACGCCGTCAGCTAACGGTTTCATAACACCGAACAACCGTTTAGGCGGCGGATCAGGTGGCAACACCATAAACATCACAGTGAACGGCGCAATAGATCGTGAAGGCACTGCCCGTTCAATTATTGACGTTTTAAATAACAGTTTCTACCGCGGCACAGGTGGCGCAAATAACCTGCAATTGACATGACAAATTGGTCGCCTGTTTGGAAAGTAGAAATTGACGGCGTTGCCTACACCACGGCAGTTTTGGCAAATCTAAACATCACAAGCGGTCGAACAAACATTTATGAGCAAGCGCAGGCAGGTTATGTCAACATCCAATTGTTAAACCTTGCACAAACTATTGTCCCTGTTTCAATAAATTCTACGATCAGCGTTTCAATTCAAAACACTTCAGGGACATACGTTGCAATTTTTGGCGGCAACGTCGTTGACATTGGACTTGAAATTCTTGACGTCGGTTCGACCATGTACACGCAAACCTATTCAATCACTGCATTGGGTGCATTGGCGCGTTTGCCTAAAGCATTAACCGACGGTGTACTAGCAAAAGATTTTGACGGCGTTCAAATTGCCACGGTATTGCGGGAGGTTTTGTACGCAACATGGGCTGAGGTCGCGGGCGCAGTCACATGGGCTTCATACACACCCGCAACGACAACATGGGCAAATGCTGAAAACAATGGTTATGGTGAAATTGACACTGGAAACTATGAATTAGCCGCTAGATCATCAAACCGCACTGACGTCTATTCACTGGTTTCAGCGTTGGCAACGTCGGGACTGGGGTATTTGTATGAGGACGCATTAGGGCAAATAGGCTACGCCGATTCAACGCACCGAACCAATTACTTAGCGGCAAACGGTTACGTTGACCTTGACGCAAATCAGGCACGTGCGGCTGGACTAAGAATTCAAACCCGTGTTGGCGACGTGCGAAATTCATTGACAATCAAATACGGCGCAACTAGCAGTGCTGAAGTATCTGCAAGCGACGCAACTTCAATCACAAACTATGGTGTGCTTGGACAAATCATTTCGACAACATTGCACAATTCAGCTGACGCAACAGCGCAGGCGGCTTTTTACCTTTCGCTTCGCGCCCAACCCCAACCAATTTTTAGCCAAATTACCTACGACCTGACAAACCCTGAAGTGGACAACGGCGATCGTGACAACCTCATTGGCGTTTTTATGGGACAGGCGATTTCACTAAACAACCTGCCGTTGAACATGTCGTCGGGTACGTTTCAGGGTTTTGTCGAAGGCTGGTCGTTTCAAGCCTCATACAATCAAATTTCAGTGACGTTGCTACTTTCACCGCTTGCCTATTCATTGCAGGCAATGCGTTGGAATGACGTGCCGATTACTGAAACCTATGCAAGCGTGTCGCCGACTTTAGATTGGGAAAATGCGACAATCGTCGCCTGATAAGGAGAAAAAATGAGCAATCCAACAAGCAACTTCGGGTGGGTAATGCCAACGTCTACCGACCTAGTTACTGACCTGCCAGCCGATTTTGCGGTTTTTGGTCAGGCGGTTGACACTTCAATGGCGGGCTTGAAAGGCGGAACGACTGGTCAAATCCTTTCAAAAACATCCGCAACGGACATGGCGTTCACATGGATCACAAATGACGTTGGCGACATAACTGCCGTAACTGCTGGCACAGGTATTTCGGGCGGCGGTACTTCAGGTGCGGTCACGGTTTCAATTGACACCGCCGTGACTGCTGACTTATCAACTGCACAGACATTGACCAACAAAACATTGACAAAACCAGTTTCAAACAATGCAATTCTTAAAGCACCAGTCGAAAGAATGACAATTTCTGCCACTGCTGCGACTGGAACGGTTGCATTTGATACACAGACACAAGGTGTCCTTTATTACACAACCAATGCTTCAGCAAACTTCACGTTAAATTTTACAAATGTCAACGCAAACATTGCCATTGGCGATTCAATTAGCTGCGTTTTCCTAAATACAAACGGCGCAACCGCTTATTATCCAAATGCGTTTCAGGTTGATTCGGTTGCGGTAACGCCAAAATGGTCGGGTGGTACTGCACCAACAGCGGGCAACGCCTCAGCAATAGATTCTTATTCGTTCATAATAATCAAAACTGCTGCTGCAACTTTCACAGTTTTGGCTGGCGGGGCGGTGAAATTCGCATGAGTCCATTACTAACAGGCTTACCGTTTGTTCAAGGTGGTGGCACACCAAAAGCAACAGTGACAGGTTCAACAGGATCACCAACAATTGACACGACTTCACGTGCAGGAAAAACGATCTATAAATTTACAGGTTCAGGAACGATTACAATTGGCGTTGCTGGATCGTGTGAGATTTTGTGCATTGGTGGCGGGGGGTCGGGTGCTTACAGTGGTCCATTTGCAGGCACAACCAGCGTTGGTGGTAGTGGTGGCGGCATGGTTACAACAACAACGGCATTTTTACCTGCTGGCAGCCAAACCATTACAGTAGGTGCGGGCGGTGCTAGTGCCATTTCCAATTCATTTGGTCAACCAGGAAACGGATCACTTATTGGGTCAACCTATTACGCACAAGGTGGCGGCGGTGCGGTTTATAACAGCAACGGCAGCGGTCTTTATAGTGCTGGAAGTGGCACAGGTGGTTTTGGCACAATCGCCTCAGCGGTAGGTAATCCAAATACAGGTGGAGGAATCGGGTTTGCTGGCGGGGCTGGTTTTTTTGTGGGATCGGGAAACACAAATAATCGTGGTGGTGGCAGCGGTGGCGCAGGTGGTGCAGGTGGTGTTGCTAGTTCAGGCACAATTGGTGCGGCGGGTGCTGGTTTGGCGAATTCAATAACTGGATCATCAGTTACATACGCAGCAGGTTCAAATGGTGCTTCGGGTGCTGGAACGGCTAACACTGGCGATGGTGGCGGTTCAGGTGTTGCAGGTGGTTCGGGTTTCGTCGTTATAGTGATCGGATAAAGTCATGGCACATTTTGCAAAAATAAATGAAAACAACATTGTTGAACAGGTGATCGTTGTTGCCAATGAAGTTTTATTGGACGAAAACGGCATTGAACAGGAAGCAATCGGCGCACAATTCTGCACTGATACTTTTGGCGGCACTTGGATTCAAACGTCATACAATGGCAATTTCAGAAAAGGTTTCGCATACGTAGGCGTTGCTTATGATCCGATTCTTGATACATTTCTGATTCCCGAATTGGAAACAGAATGACATTTCCTGACAATACAAGCGCACGACTGATCGAAGTCGCCCTAGCTGAAGTCGGCACAATCGAAACAGGCGAAAACCTTACAAAATACGGCGAATTTACAAAAGCAAATGGTTTGCCGTGGTGTGGTTCATTTGTGAATTGGTGTGCAGTACAGGCAGGCGTCAAAATTCATTCAGTCGTTGGCACTGCAATTGGCGCACATAAATTTAAGGAAATCAACCGCTGGTCATTTTTACCACAATTGGGATACATAGCCTTCATGGACTTTCCACATGACGGCGTTGATCGCATTTCACACGTTGGCATTGTTGTTGGACTAATTGACGACAAGCAATGCGTCACAATTGAAGGCAACACAAGCGGGTCAGGCGATCAGCGCAATGGCGGAATGGTCATGGTTAAGGTTCGCAAAATCGGGACTGAAATTGTTGGGTTTGGAATTCCCAAATTTGTTCCTTATCAGGGAGAATTTCCAACAATAGAAATACCAAAATCGGGAGACAAACCGACAAAGGAGAAAACAAAAAAATGGACAAAGCCAAAGCCCTAGCAGCCTCATGGTCACGATCATTCATGGCGGCAGCACTAGCCTTATACATGGCGGGCGTTACTGACCCAAAAACCCTAGCAATGGCAGGTGTGGCAGCAGTCGCACCCGTCATTTTGCGTTGGTTAAATCCTAAAGACAACAGTTTTGGCGTCATTGGGGAATGACGACAAACGAATGGGCGGCAGTTATTGGTTGCCTTTTAGCGGTCATGACTGCCGTCTATTCTGCAATGCATTTCATTGTCAAAGCGATCATGCGTGAATTGTTGCCCAATGGTGGAAATTCGCTAAAGGATCAGGTCAACAGAATCGAACGGCGTTTAGATACACTGTTTGACAAATTGCTTGACGACACGCCGTAATTTAAGCGGGAGACTTGACCGCGCGTTGATCGTGGTTCACCCTTATCTCAGGTGGTAACACTGCCGCCTAGAATCGGGAGAATTCAAATGGTACTTGATTTAACAGATACACAGACATTGGGGCGATTGACCTTGTTTGTATTTTTATTGGTTTTAGCTGCTGCGGTTGGTTACGCACAGGGTTTTAAAGAAGGCAAGCGCGAAGGATACATTCGCGGTCGCGCAGTCAGTCGTCACATTGCCGCTACAAAAAAGGCGGCGAAATAAATGGGATTTTTAGACGGATACGAAGCAAGCCTTGCACGTTTAACACGTTGGAATACAACCTACCCAATGGGCAGGATCGAAACACGCATTGTTGAATTTAGCGCGGAGAAGGGATACGTACTGGTTGAAGCAAAAGCGTATCGCCACTACGACGACATTGTGCCAGCGGGTACTGATTTTGCTTATGGTTATCAGGGCGCATACCAACAAAACATGAAACGTTGGTTCGTTGAGGACACAGTAACCAGTGCAATTATGCGCGTTCAACAATTAGTTATGGGCGGGGCTGAACGATCAACCCGCGAAACAATGGAACAGGTTGAAAGAACATCATTGACCGTTGCTAATGCTGATACAACAGATTATTGGGCAACTAAATTTGGTGAAATCCCTAGTTACAAAACAGCTGGGGAAGCCGAGCAATCGGGTGTTCCGTCATTGGGATCAAGCATGGACGAAATTGCAAAACAACTAGGTGGTGAATTAGTGCCTGAAGCACCCAAATGCGATCATGGGCACAGAATTTGGCGCGAAAGCAAGCCAAATGCACCGAAGGTTTGGGCGGGGTATTTTTGCAGTGAACGCGAGAAGGCAAACCAGTGCCAACCCCATTGGTACGTTGTAGGCACTTCAGGCAAATGGTCGCCACAACTATGAGCGATTTTGTCGAAATAATTTATCCGCAATCCATGACTGCAAAACTGTTGGAAAACGGTGAAGTCATTGCAGAATACAAAATCGAACAATGCGATAAGTGTTCAAAATTGACCAAATTTGATCCGTTTGGTTTTCAAACTGGATACGACCAACGTGAAAAAGTCATTTGGTTTTGTGCAGGTTGTAGATGAAAATGACATTGACGCGCAATGAGGAAGTTTCGTGTCTATTGGCTGCAATCAAATTTTCAATGAATGGCACACAAGACGCCAGTCATAAACAATTTCATAACAACCAAATGCAATTTTATGAATTCATTTTGGAATGGGCTGAAACCATTGGTAGTGAATGGGTTGTGGCAAAATACTTCGGGCTTGACTTCGATCCGTTTGAACAAAAATTCAAACACAAGGCAGACGTAGGAAACGCCATTGAGGTGAAGTGGACTAAGTACGTTGCAGGTCAGCTAATAGTTCACGAATACGACCGACCCAATGACATTGCAGTGCTAGTCACTGGTCAAGCACCCCACTACTTCATTGCGGGTTGGATTCCAATTGCAATGGCACAACGTACAAAATACCGTCATTCCAAACAGCCTAATTGGTGGGTCACGCAAATCAACCTGCAACCGATTGAAAACCTTAGGAGAAGCAATTATGGACACAGTGCAATTTGAATGTCGCAAATGCAAACGGATCACCAAACAAATGATTCACAAAATTACAAACAATCTGCCTGAAGGCGTTGAAGTCATTCAATGCACTAAGTGCGAAGTCATGGGCGTTGCACAAATAGGCGTG